TATTTAAATTTTTCTAAAAATTTAACTCACTTTAAACTATTTAATGATCAAATAGTTTCTAATATAGCAATATTTAAAACTTATTTGGCGGAATTGAGAAAACTAACTCCATATTCTTTAACTCTGCATAAAACCATTGAACTTGGCCAGTTAATGAAATGTTTCTATTCTTTAAATAAAAGCGATAACTTTATTAGCAGTTTATATTTTTCATTTGGATTTAATGGTTATTTAAAAAACATCGAAACAATACAAGGCTTTATTACTACTAAAGTTATGAATTATTGCAGCTATAATAATACAAATCCCACATATTTTGACAATTCTTATTTTGCTAATTTGAATACAATTGAAACAAGTAATACTATTGAAACAACTAATACAACCAAACATAAAATCGTTAAAAATTCATATAAATTAGATAAAAATATAATTATTACAGGACCAAATGCCTCAGGGAAAACCACATTATTGAAATCAACATTATTTAATATTATATTATGCCAACAAATAGGATGTGGATTTTTCAACAATGCCTCAATCAAAGTATATGACTATATTCATTGCTATATTAATATTCCTGATACGGGCGGACGTGACAGTCTTTATCAAGCTGAAGCACGACAATGTAAGAATATTTTAGAACTTATTGAAAATAATAAAGACAAAACCCATTTCTGTGTATTTGACGAGCTTTATAGTGGAACCAATCCAGAAGAGGCAATTAGCAGTGGTTATGGTTATTTAAATCATTTAAATAAATTGAAAAATATAGATTATATGCTAACTACACATTATAATAAATTATGCAAAAAACTAAGTAAGCAAAATAACAATTTTTATATGAAAGTTAAGACAAATACAACAGGCGACGATTTCGAATATACTTATAAAATTAAGAAAGGTATTTCTAATGTTAAAGGGGCTTTAAAGGTTCTTAAAGATTTAGAATATCCTGAAACAATTATAACAAATATGAAATAAATAATAATTATTCGTTAAACAATACTTAAAATAATATAGTTAAATAATAATAAATGTCATTCTTATTTAAATTCGTAGGTTCGAGTTTTTTATTAACATTTGGCATTATATTATTAGTATGTGGGTCAATGATGTTATATAGTTACCGCAGATTAAATTTATTAGAGCGAAGCATGATTGAGCATGGAAAAATATTACAAAATTTTATTATGAATTACAATATTCAAATGCAAAACATAAATTCTATGTATATTTATAAAAATAAATTTGAAAGCGCTGACACCGAACCAATTAAGAAAATTAATTTAGGTGAAAAAATATATGTATCAGAAGACGAATGTACTGATGATGATGATGATGATTGCTGTGAAGTTAAAAGCTCTATTAATGAATACATAGCAACTAATGATTTAGATAAAAATCGTTCTACTCACGATGATGATGATGACGAAGATGAAGATGATGAAGATGATGAAGATGATGAAGATGACGACGACGAAGATGATGAAGATGAAGATGATGAAGATGACGATGAAGATGATGAGGATGATGATAACGATGATGACGATGATGATGAAAAACACATCAAAGAATCAAATGATGACAATATAGACTCTAATAGTGTTGAACTATTACCTATTACTAAAGATGAATTAGAAAAAAATATTAAAGATTTAGGAGATTTTGAAGAAATTGATCTAGCTAAACCTACTTTTTCAAATACTGATGATGAAACTTTCATTAAAAATCTGCCAATAAATTTAGACACGTTTAATATTGATTTAAAGACCGATTCAAAAATTATTAATTTAAATAATTTAGAAAATGAGGCATTAGAAAATGACACAACAGAAACTAATGTAACTAAGAAAAATTATTCAAAAATGAAAGTTGATGACCTAAAAACAATAGCTGTAACGAGAAATTTACTTGATAATGAAAGTGCACAAAAAATGAAAAAGGCTGATCTAATTAAAATTTTACAAAAGTCTTAATCCGCATCTCTTAATAATAATATATTTATTTTAACAATAAATATATTATTAAATAAATATATAATAAAAATATGAATTATGGTTCGTGCGCAGTTGGTTCAAATAATATTAATATGAATTTTCCTCCATTAATGGACGACTCAAGATTATTTAGCAATTATTATTCGTCCGTTTTAAATGATGAAATGCTTAAACGAAATAATAATATTAAAAATAACAGCGACTATAGGCATTATTTACAAATTAATGCTGAATCTATTATAAGTAATAATCAGCTTAATTCATGCAATGAATGTAGTGTATGTCCATATTATAATAAAACTAATTTAGCAATAAATAAGCATACTCCATATATATTTGATAATACATTATCGAATATTAGACCATACGGTTATGAAACAAGTGATTTAAAAGAATTGTACTTATCTAGGCAAAAACTGGACTCTCAAAAGCATGTTACAAAATATATTATAAACCCTAATTAATTGTTTTTCTTTAATTGTTTTCTTTAATTGTTTTCTTTAATTGTTTTCTTTAATTGTTTTCTTTAATTGTTTTCTTTAATTGTTTTCTTTATTTATGATTTTTTTTATAATTATAAAATATTATATTATATTATTATTATAAAATGGATTTTTTTGATAATTTGATGTCTCCCTTAAGCAAAGCTCATTGCGCGTTTTTTTATTACATAGGATTATTGAATTTATTTTTAGCAATATTAGCTCTTGGTGGTTTGATTGGTGGATTATTTCAAAAGAAGTCAGCCTACGCAATGGGAGCATATTTAATGAGTTTCTTAAGTAACATCTTAATGTATTACACATTAAGAATATATTATTCAATATGTATTGTTACATTACGCTAATACAAATACAATTATAATTACAATATAATTAAAAATAATAATATAAATAAAAATTATAATGTATATAACATTATTTATACAACATTATTATATTATTAAAATAATATAATAATATTAAAATAATATATTATTATAAAATGAATTTTTTAGATAGTTTGATGGCGCCTTTAAGCAAAGATTTTTGTTTGTTATTTTATGTTGTTGGATTATTAGGTCTAGGATTAGCTGTACTAAGTTTTGTCGGAGCAATGGCTGGATTTTTTATTTATAACCAAAAATCATCATATCTAATAGGAGCATATTTAATATCTTTCTTATATGCTTTATTTATCTATTATTTAAATCGGGTTCATTATTCTATGTGCATAGCTGCTTTACGTTGAAATATTATTTAGAAACAATATAAAGAATTAGCAACAAATTATATAAGTATTAGTAATTTCAAACTAAACGCACTAATTTATATTAATATAATAGCAATATTAATATAATAGCAATATAATAGCAATATTAGTATGAAAATTTTAAGTATTGATATTGGTATTAAAAATTTGGCTTATGTTATTTTGGAGGTTGTTAATTTAGATAAAAATAGCATTGTTAATGGAACACAAGAGTTTACAATAATTAAATGGGACGTTATAAACCTCTGTAATAAGTTTATTGCTTGCTCTGCTAATACATGCTCTAAACAAGCTTGTTTTCATAAAAACGACCATTTTTATTGTAAAAATCACACTAAAAAAACGGAATACACCTTACCTATATGTAATATAAAAACTTTACATAAACAATCAATAGCGAATCTCTCAGCTTTGGTTGAAAAATGCGATTTAAAACTTGAAAAACCTATCAATAAAACAAGTTTAATAAGTTGCTTGGAAGATTATTTGAAAACCACTTGTTTTGAGGCTATTGAAAATGTAAATGCTAATAATGTAAATCTCATTGATTTGGGTATAAGTCTTAAAAATGAACTCAATGAGCTATTTAATAACTACGACCTCACAAGCATAGACCAAATTATAATCGAGAATCAAATAAGCCCTATTGCTAACAGAATGAAGTCAATACAAGGAATGATAGCTCAATATTTTATTGATTGTAATAATCATAACATAATATTTATTTCTGCAACAAATAAATTAAAAGCTTTTTTAAATAAAGATAAAGATAAAGATAAAGATAAAGATAAAGATAAAAAAATTTCATACAACGAGAGAAAAAAACTCAGCATTGTCTATACAAAACAATTATTGGAAAATAAAAATATGTTAAATGACCTCAATTATTTTATCAAACATTCGAAGAAAGATGATTTATCTGATTGTTTGCTTCAAGGAATTTATTATTTGGATAATAAACAAGATAGCATATAATGTATCTAATATTATATAATATATAATGTGTTTAAAATTATATAATATATAATGCGGAGTATTTAAAAATTAATCTTCTATTTAAAACATAATAGATTATATGAATATTGTTGAAATAGAACCGGATTTTTTAAATATAGAAGATATTAAATTACCTGAATTTAAAATTAATGATTCCTTTGATGATGGACATAGTGAAGAAATTGTTTCAAATAAACGATCCTCTAATTTTGGAGGCGGTATAGAGTTATTAATGAATGAAAAAAATAAGGCTGATAAAAAATTCTCGTCTTCTATTGATATAGAAGATATTACAAACTTAGAAAACGAATTGAATGAGCTCGCCGATAATACAAATTTTAATTCATCAAGCACACAAAATGATAATATTAAAAATGATAATATAAATAGCTCTGAAAATAGCAGCACAAATAAAGAAATTAAATATAAGCAAGACACTGGAAGTGCCCATAAAAAATCTATTTTTGGTGATATTTTCGGCAGTTCAAAAAATGATGGTGCTAATGTTAAACCTGTTACAAACAACAATGATCCTGATAATATAAACCTTGGAAAATCTACGGCAAATATGAATGAAAATAAAACATGGGATGGCTTCGGTAAATTTAACAATATTCCTGTTAATTTGGATAAAACACAGCAAAAACCCGAATTAACAAAAGAAGAGGAATTAAAAGAGAAATTCAAATATTTACGAAAGCTCGATGATTTAGAAAAGAAAGGAGTTTCGTTAAGTAAGCGCTACAATATGGACTCGGATTTAAATGAAATGATTGGTGAATATGAGACTATTATTGCGGAAAAAGAAAAATCCAATGCTATTAAGTTTCAAGGAAAAATGATGATGGCGTGTATTACTGGTTTAGAATTTTTAAATAATAAATTCGATCCTTTTGATATTAAATTAGACGGCTGGGGTGAGCAAATAAACGAAAATATTGACGAATATGACGACATTTTTGCTGAATTGCACGAAAAATATAAATCAAAAGCTAAAATGTCTCCTGAGTTAAAATTATTATTTCAGTTAGGTGGTTCAGCTTTGATGGTTCATATGTCAAATACATTATTCAAATCTTCTATGCCCGGAATGGATGATATAATGCGTCAAAATCCAGAATTGATGAAACAATTTACTCAAGCAGCTGTTAATACAATGGGGCAAACTAACCCCGGATTTGGCGGTTTTATGAATGGACTGTTTAATAATGGAAATGGCTCCAATCCTGGATTTGGTTCTTCGATGCCTCCCAATGTAAATTCTGGTCCTCCTCCTCCACCTATTGAATCTAAATTACCCGATCGCAGCCAACGAATGCCTAATATAGTAAATCGCCCAGATATTATGTCGGCACGTGGTTATAATTTAGGCTCTAATGAAGGTAATCCATACGATGAAGAACGAATAAAACGCCCGGAAATGAAAGGTCCGTCTGTAATTCCGCAATCTAACCAGAATATTGCTTCATTATTAAGCGGATTAAAAACCAAGCAAATAGATGTAAATGAAAATAAAAATAATGAAGCAAGCACAATCAGCGTCGAAGATTTAAAAGATTTAATGAGCGGTAAAATTCCAACTAAATCTAAACGCAAGCAAAAAAGTGATAAAAATATTGTAAGTTTGGATATCTAATAATCTAATAAATAATACATTTATTTATTTGTAAATAATACATTTATTTATTTGTAAATAATAAATAAATATATTATGGTATTCATTTGTGATTTTTGTGATAAAACAATTTCTGATTTTTCAACGCTATATTTCGGCTTTGATTGTTTATGTTGCTCAAATCATTGTAGGTCGCAAGTTATTTCAATAAACTTAAAAATAGACCCTACAATGAATAATCCACATACTTGGTTTATACATAAACTGCGAACAAAAAAAGTAAAGGCACAAGAGTTAATTCCAAAAACGCATCATTAGTTAATTTAGTTGCACACTTAAAAGTATAGAATTATTACACTTTTACGCCATTATTATTAACAACTGAACTCGCTATATTTGCTCTTGGAAATTTGAGAATTCCTCTATGTAACTTTTGCTTATATGACAAACAATCATATGGTACTTTCATATAAATCGTTGTTCTATCTTTAGTCACAGCAATAGTATACATTAGCGCCATATTGTTATAATATAATATAATTTTAATTAAATATATTATATTATAATTCTTAAATCATTTAAGTATATAATTAAAGCTAATATTATATTTAAACATATAATTATTAATTAAATTATTATGAAATATAGTGAGGAAAATCAATTTCAACCTAAATTAGTATGTAATAAAGGAAATATATTATTAAGCGAAATAAGGATCCCTTTAAGTATTAATAAAGTATACAATTTACAATTTGAGTTAAATAACTTAAGTACGCAAAAGATAAATACAGAATTACTTTTAACAACGCAAATATATGAATTACTTGAACAGGTAAATACAGAACTAATTGAGAGAATTTATATTTTAAAGACATTAAACGCACACGAAACGGACATATGTATATTGGTTAAGCAAGTAGCAAAAGAGGTTGGTATTAAGCAAAAATATATTATCTTTAGAGCGACTCGTTATTTAAATAAGTTAAATAATAGTATTACCTATTATAATAAGGATTTAATATACGAACATAAAGATTTAATAGATGATTATTTACACTCTATAAATTTAAATAATATTGACTATGAACCTCTAACATATAATTTTGGAAAAATACATATTTCTTCAGTTGATGAAGTTTCATCACCAACAAGCGATGATAAATTTATAACTTTGAAATTTTCAATAGATTTTCAAATAACAATGACAGATGATTTGCCTATTTATATGAATAATCTTATAGGATTAATGTTTAAAAAGATGTTTTATAACGTTAAATTATATATTGACAATCTTAATCTTAATTCATAAAAATTATTAGTTAATTAGTCAATTAGTCAATTAGTCAATTAGTTAATTATTACATATAAATACTTAATAATTTATTATACTAATAAACTATTAAATATGATGTTGTTTCATACATTATGTATTTGTCTAAGAATTACAAAAATTGTAGGAATTATTAGTTATGAGTATTTAAAATTTGCTATATTAAAATTTGCAAAGGAACCAACCAATAGATTAGAATTAATTAAAAACATATCTAACAGATTAGAATATGAAAATATAGTGTATGTAAAAATATTTCAAGCATTATGCTTGAATAAAGATTTATTATATCCTAATGAGCAAGAGTTTTTACTGAAATATACTGATAATGTTCCATATTCAATTAATGATATTAATTATGACTTACTTGATAAGTTAACACGTGATTATTCAATCACATTAACAAATAGCATACCTATAAATAGCGGCATAATAGGCGTGGCTTTCGACGCATTTGATTGTTCTAATAATAAAGTAATTGTTAAAATGTTAAAGAAAAATATTTTAATGAAATTTACTAATGCATTTGATGAATTGTTATATGTATCATATATGTGCAAATATATCCCATATATAAAATATCTCAAAATAACAAAATTACTTTTAGACAATAGAGAGATTTTATTAAATCAAATGAATTTTATTAAAGAGGTTAATGCTATAGAAGTCTTTACTAAGAAATATAAAAACAATAAAGAATACAGGTTTCCAAAAGTTTATAGAGAGATTACTGAAAAATATAATGAATTATTAGTGATGGAAAATATAAATGGATTAAAATTTAATGATATTCAACACCTTGACAACGCGATCAAAGAAGAATTTGCTTACTTAATAAATAAGTTTAACATATTGGGAATTTTATACCATTCTGTTATTCATTGTGATTTACATTGTGGTAACATCTTTTTCTACATAAACAATGATAATAATAACACTAATGGCTCTCCAAAATATATGTTGGGATTAATTGATTTCGGTATATGTACATTTCCTAATAAGGAAAGTCAAAATGCATATTACATATTTTTTAACAATATGTTTTATAATCATGACTATACTAATCTTGAACTTGTAATTAATAATTTTATAGAAGAAAAAAACATACTTAACAGATTTAATAGCACAATAAAACAGGAATTATGTGATGAAACTATAAAATGTTTAGAATTGTATAGTAAGCATGAAATATCAAACCAAGCATTAGTAAACAACTTAGGTGAATTATTTTATAAGTATAATTTGAATTTTACACAAGAATTTAATAGGCTTATTCTAAGCTTACATACAACACATAGCTTTATAAAGCGACTATCAAATGATGCTAATGTAACTATGACAAAGGTTATAAAAGACCTCAACAGATTCAATGAACTAATAAGTATTTAACTTATGGGGGGCTAAGGGCATATAAAAGGCTAAAATCTCTCTTTTCAAATTTCTTATGATAAATGGTCTAAACTTTTTATTATAAAATATGTGTGCAAAAATTTCAGAATATAATTTCATAATTTTTTTGGAAAATGGACATTTATAAATGTCCAATTTTAAGAACCTTAAACCTTTATAGGAAAAATGAAAAATATGTTCTTGTTTTTTAAAATATGACCTTTAAGGGATGAATACTTAATTTTTAACGTTAAAAACGCCTTACCATAAATTTTTTTAGCCTTTTCTGAAAAAATGGCTGTTGACATTTGTTGACATTTGTTGACAAAATTGTCCGAAATTATCCGCAAAAATCCGGATTTTTTTTGTTATCATATATGCTCATAAAATTAAATAAAAAAATGAGAAAAAACGCGCAATTGTTCTAATTTAATGAAGAATTATGCTAAAATGTGATATATTGCACATTTTCTTCATTAAACTGTTGACATAAATCTTACATTTGTTTACAAAAAATCCGAAAAAATCCGAAAAAATCCGGAAAAAAATTATATAAAATATATATTAAATATATAGCTATTAAATTATTATTGACAAATGTTGACAAAAAAATCCGCAAAAATCCGCTCAGAATTTGTATGTATAAATTGTAACTATGCTACGTGTGACAAAAAAGATTATAATAAACATATTGCCACAGCAAAACATAAAAATAATACAAACGTTGACATTTTGTTGACAAATTTAGAGAAAAAATCCGATAATTTATTTGAGATAATATGTAATTGTGGAAAAAAGTATAAAAGCAGACAAGGGCTTTATTCTCATAAAAAAAAATGTACTTTTTTACAAAATGCAAATATTGTGGACAGTTCAAATAATGAGTTAGCTCTAGCAAATGACTTAACAAATGACTTGATCATTAATTTGCTGAATGATAACAAAGACATGAGAGAGA